GTATATCTTCTTCACAATAACAAGGTTTAATTTTTTGTTTCATATTAATATCCAAAAGTTTTATCAACGGGAGAAAAGCCATTTTCTTCTCTTCTATTCCAATGTGTTTGTAATGACCTAGGGTGTAAAGGTCTGCTCATACATGCATATCTTAATGCATCATAAGCATGGTCTTCTGCGTGAGTGTCGACATCCTCTGGATTGTTTTTATCAGTTGGTAGTAAAGGAAGTGTTCTAATTAAATTAGTGCAATTACTGAAAATAAACATACCAGGGTATTGTATATCTGGGTCTACATAAAGTCTTTTATGAACTTCTAGTTTACCATTTATTCTACTTCTAGGAGACCTATCTGATGGTCGCCATTTGCAACCTTCCTGTATCATTGTCTCTGCTATACTTGGGCCAACATCTCCTCGTTTTGCCCATGTAGAAGAATCGAGAACACCATATTTCATATACTCTCCGTATTCTTGTTGTAAGACTTGCCTAGCAAAAATATCTGCTGTAACTTTTTGTGTGTACAATTCTCTATAAACATACAGATAATTGTCAAAGTCAATAGCAAACCATAAGCAACAAGCAGGAGAAGAATAACCCCAGTCAGCAGAACGAAACCGAACCCAGTTATTAGGTATCTCAAAAGGTTCAATAACATGGACTGCTCTATTAAATTCTGGAAATGCCGAGCCTTCAAATGCTTCCCAATCTCCTTCTAAAAATTGTTTCTTCTGTATATCTGGCAAAGATGATAACATAATCATATAATCATCTGTTTGCATTAGATATGGATTATCTTGTAACTTAGCAGGTATAAATCGTCTTGTAATACTTTTCATACCTACAGGTGTTTCTATGTCCATTGTAAATGGAGTATTTGGTGTTGCAGGGTCAACAAACATATTCTTAACCCATGTTGAACCTACGTTACCAGGGTTGCCTGTAGCTCTAATAAAGACAGGAACTTCTGGGTCTACACTTCGCAAAGATGAACGTAGGAAGTTATATATATCGGGAGTAGGATATTGAGGTAACTCATCTATTCCAATCCATGTGTATGATTGTCCTTGGTAACGAAGAACGTCTGTTAAGTTTTCTGCATAACCAAATTCAATTCTAGCACCAGATGGGAATCGCCATTCTTTTTCTTGCTCTCTCCACTTTGCACCAGGAAATGCTCTAGTATAAAGTCTTTGAGAATGAGATATTAAATCTCTAAGTTCTGGCATTGAACGTCTTAGTAATAATGCTCTATGATGTTGCTTATGACAATAACGCAAAGGGTCAACAAGCATGGCGTAGGATTTACCTCCACCTCTTGCACCACCATAGAATACTTCTTGTTCCATTGCCGCTAAGAACTCAGTTTGAGGCCCATCATTAGGTTGGAATATTATTTCTCTTTCTCCAACTAAATCTTGAACAGTTTCTGGAACAGATTCTAAAACATCTTCTTCTACTATCTGTGTTTCTTTACCCGAAAGGGCATTTTCTATTTTCTTTAAATTTTCTTTTTTATTCTTAGCACTTCTTTGTGCTGAGATTAATTGTTGTTGAGCTTTCTCAACTTTTTTATTTTGTGTTTCTACTATTCTCTTAGCAGACCTTTTTGCTCTTTTTAATAAATCAGATTTAGAAGAAACTTTCTTTGTTCTTTTTCTTCCAACCTTTTTTAATTTAGGTGGAGCAATATCATCTACCATTTTCTTTCTAATACTTTTCTTAAACCCATTCCTGTTATTCTTCTACCTGTTTTTCTAAATAACCAATCAGCTACTTCTCTATATGAAGAACCTTTTATGTATTGTCTTGCTTGTTCTAAAGCATCTAACTCTTCTTGTACAGGTTCTATATAATCTGGGTTTTCAGATTGTTTATACCCAAAGGGTATTACTCTAGCTACTCTCTTCTTGAGATTCTGCTGTTCCGTCTTTGGGCGGGAGAATAAAGACTCCAGAGAGGGATTTGAGATTGACATCTAGCTTCTCCTTTTTAGTTATACCTACTCGGTCTAAAATTTGTTTAGCGGCTTCTACTCTAATACTAGCACCAGGTACACTCCCATCTTCATCTAATGCTTTTACTAAACCCATAGTTGCTTTAGGAGAATAGGAAGCCATGACTTCTTCTGCCCTTTGTATTATTTCATCTTTCAATGATTTTACAACTTTAGGATATGAATGTTCAGAGTAACCTGCAATCTCTCCTGCCATCTTTGGGTTGCCATGTGCTTCTCCAAATAAAGCAGACAAGAATGTCTGTTGTTGCTCTGTTAATTGTTTTACTTTATCTTTTGTTAAAAATTTATCCATTTATAATTTTAAAATACTCTTCTTGATAATCGTTTAAACTAGCAAGGTCATTAATATCAGAGTCTCGTTTGCATAAAGTCTCATAAATATTTTTGTCATCTAACCACTTTCTCCCTGTCCAAAACTCAAAGCCATCATACTTTGTTTTGTACATACTAGCATTTTCATATGCGTAAGATAAATAATATTTATTTATGTTATTATTTAAACACCATTTTATTTCATATAGTGTTGCATATGTACCTAGTCCTAATTTTTCATCTTGGTAATCCCAAGCAAATTGACCTGTCATAAAATTTTTATTTATAATCATAAATTCTGTAAATGCTACAGGTTTATTTTTATAATAATAAATAAAGTATTTCCAATTTAACGGGTCGTCACGCATAAACTCTTCACTTTCTTTTTCATTATTTTTTTCATAGAATTGTTTATGTTGAATATACTTTCTATATATATCAGCTAGTATATCTTTATCTGGATTACTAGTTATATCTACAGTTACATTTTTTTTATTTAATGTATATTTTTGTTTTTTACTAAAAGTAAATTTAGATAAATCTAACCTACAGCTTCTGGCATTAATCCATGTTAGATTATCTAGTTTTGTAAAATACCAAGATAACGGAATCCATCCATTATCTAATGCGTAGTCGTATTCTCTAGGTTCAAACTGTGCAAGTATTAAAGAATATAATAAATCGTAATTTGTTAACTTACCTGTTATATGGTCAAAAAATATTTTCACTAAGGACGTTCAAACTGAGTCATATATGAGTCATCAGTTTTAGTGTCTTCTTCTCTGGTGTTTTCTACAGTATAAAAATTCTGGTCTATCTTATAACCTGGATTCTTTGTTAATCTTTCTTCCATAAAAGCATCGTCATACCAGATAGTTCTATTATTAGGATATGCAAAAAAGTTACCATCATCCATTCTAAACATATGAGCACATTTGTGTTCTGGGTCTTCACTAAAGTTTGTATCTAACATTGCCGCTTTGTTTTCCCATGCCCAATCTATTGTGAACATATATGTTCCTTTTCTTTTAACACCTTTGTAATCTACAAGTTCTGCTCTGCAGTTTGCTAATCTATTTCTTCTATTAACATCTACATATGGAGAAAAACAATCCCAATACTGATGTATATTTAAATTATGTTTAGGTGCATCCTTCTTCCAACAAAATGCATGTATTGGTCTTCTTGTCCAATTTACACCATTAGGAAGTAAACATTCAAATAATAATGCTCTTCTTTCTAAACTGTTTACTGTATGAACATCTGCAAAGGTAAAATCGCCATGACCTTTTTCGTGGTCGTATAAATATTCATTTCTAATATACGCACTAAAAGGTGGTAAATTATGATTTAAATATGCCACTAGCTCTTTTTATGTCTTTGACAAAAATTAGCGGCTGATTCTTTTGAACGAAAACCCCATGCTTTGAGTGCCAAACCAAGTCTAGTTGGTTTACCTTTCTCATCTTTTTCTTTACCCTTCATACCTGCAAATCTACAGGCAAAAGAAATTCTTCTAGGATTAACTCCCCGTTTTACAGGAGGCTTTAAGTTAGAGCCTTCTTTTCTTTTGAAGTATGCTCTACCTGCGGCTGTTAATCCGCCTTTAGGATTTTTATGTTCTTTTCGCATTTCTTAAACTCTCTTTTGCTTTTTTAAACATTGCCGCTATTTTAAGTTTACCCATAACTTTTGCTCTTTGTTCTGCAACAGTTAGTATCTGTATTTTTCTAGCATAAGGTTTATTTATTCTTTTTACCTTTGCTATAGTTGCTCTAGCATCAGCTTCGGTTGCAAACTTTATACTTACTGTATCTTTTGGATTTTCATCCGTGTATAATCTTCTACCAGAACCTTTTGGCTTTTTGCCTGTTCCTACTTTAGGGTCTCGTTTTTTTGCCATTACGAATTGCACTCTTAAGTAACTTAGCTTGTTTCTTATGTGACTTAGAAGCCTTTGATAAACCTTTAATAACTTTTCTAATCTTTTTAACTTGTATCATGAGAAACTCCTATATGCTCTAGTTTTTCTAGCTATACCTTTTGGTTGTTTACTAAACTGTTTACCTTTTCTTCTAGCTTCTCTTTTCTTTCTTGTACTAGCCGCATACTCTTGTGCAGATAAAGACTTTATAGCTTTCTCTGGTAAGTATCTTTCTCCAGTAACACTAGATTTTTTTCCAGACTTGGTTCTCCATTTTTGTTTACTCCAAGCCTTTAAACTTCTTTGACTTTTAGCTAGAGCCATTATCCTCTACAACCGCCGCAATCTCCACCACAATATTCACACATCA